CGGCGTCCGGAGGTTCACTTCCTCGTTTTCGTTGATCCAGATTCCGCCGCCGCTCGCCTCAACGGTCGGCATGAAGCCGTCGCCGGTGGCGCCGGGAACGATGATCCGAGCGCCACGGCGCCAGATTGACGCGCGCTCGCGCAGTAGCATCCGCGGGATTGTCCAAGGCTCCGGCATATCAGGTTCCCAAGCTCGCGAGCTTCTGAGTCCTCGATCCGAAATTCTTGTCGATCTGCCGCGCCAGCGCCATGTTGCCGCGCGCCACGATCGACTCTACTTCGGCCGTCGATAGCGTGGAGCCGCGCGCGTCCACAATCGTTGTCGGGGAGAAGTTCATACCGCCGCGCGCCGAGTTCGGGACCACGGTAACGCCCGTCCGGCCGCCGAAGACCGGCTCCGGCCCGTTCTCGCCGGCCATTGCCCACTCGCCCGGCGCGATATGGCCGCCGCGCGCGAAGCCGGAGAGTCCGGCCGTTCCCGGTTGCGGCAACAGCGTAACGCCGCCGCCCGACTTGAAGCCGGAGAACAATCCGAGCAAGCCGCCGACGCCGCCGGGAACGCTCGAAGACAGTCCGAGCATCTTTGCGAAGGCGCCCTCGCCGGTGATCGCGGCCTGAAGAAGTTGCTTCGTGACGTTGCGAAGGACGCTTTGCATCGTCTGTTGAAAGTTGAAGCCCTTTTGCGTCGCTTGATCGAGGACGTCGACAAGTTGACCGCCGGCGAAGCGAAGAGCGTCTTGCGTCCCTTGGAACGAAGTCTTCGCGGCCGCGAGCGCGGCGCTTGCCTGCCCGATCCGCACCGTCGCGTTCTCGAACTTCTTGGATTGCTCGTCTGTTAGTTCGATGCTGGCCTTTCGCAGCGCGTCCGACGCGGACATTTCGCGGCGGAGTTCCGCATATTTGGTTATCATCGCATCCGTTATGTCCGTGTCTTCGCGCTGCGCCGCTTCGAGAAGCTTAAGCTCGGATCGGAATTGCTCTTGCGCGCCGGCCGCCAGTCCGACGGCTGCCTTGTCCGCCAGGAGCGCGGCCGTTCGTTTGTTGATCGACTCCGTCGCCTTGTCGAAGGCGTCTTTCGTTTCCTTGCTCGAACTGTCATCCGGGATCGTTGTGCCCTTTTGATTGAACTGCGGGCGGATCGTTATCCGCGGCCGCGCGCCGATCCCGGCCGCCCGCGCGCGGGAAGCTTCGTCGCGTTCGTTTAGCTCGATCCGCTGCTTAAGCGCTTCGTTCGTCGCCTCATCGTAAACCTTCGACGCCAGCAAGGCGCGCGCCTGCGCCGTCGAAATAGCGTCGATTCCGTTCGCAATCGCGAAGAAGTGCGCCGCGGTTTGCTCGATCAATCCGGAAATCACAAGCCACAATTCGCGGAACGGTCCGCTCTTGTTTATCAGTTGATCGACAAGCCCGATTAGCTCGGACATGCCGGCTTGCGCCCGCGTCGTGAAGCCTTCGAGCGCCGCGTTCCATCGCGTCCGGAACTCGCGCGCCTTTTCGATGATTTCCCGCGAGATAACGGCGCCGGTTTCTTCGGCGTGGCGCGCGGCCGCCTCGAACGCCGCGCCGCCTTGCTCGATCGCCGGAACCCATTCCTTCGTAAGCGATACCTTCTCGGCGATCTTGAACTTGTCCAGTTCGGTCTTGGCGTTGCGCGTCAGGTCCGCGACGATCGCGAGCGCATCGCGCATCCCGATAACTTCGCCCTTCGTGTCCTTCCACGCCTTGCCGTTCGCTTTGAACAGTTCGACAAGGTCGCCTTCGTCCTTCCGCGCTTCCTGTAGGAGCTTCGCAAAATCCTTCACGTCTTTCAAAAATTCTTCCGTGCCCAAGCTCGATCGCGACGCTACCGAAAACCGGATCGCCTGAAGCGACTCGACGTCCTCGCCGACGCGCTTCGCCGTGTCGCCGATTTCGGCGAGCTTCGTGTTCACGTCGACAAGCGACTTGATCAACGTCGCCGGATTCAGTTGCTTGAAAAGCTCTTGCCCGATCCCCTGGAAAATTCCCGTGAGAAAATTGAAGCTCGGATTGAACGCCGCGAACTTCGACTCCGCGTCCTTCACGGCCGTGTCGGCGAGCGCGCCGACTTTCTTCAAGTCGCGTTCGAGCTTGTCAAAGCGCGCTTCCAGGCGGATCGCCAGCGCTACGGCATCGTCAGCCATTTTTCGCGCCTTCCTTCCGCCAGTGCGGATTAACGATCAAAGCGTGACGCGCCACCATATCGTCGAATTCTTCGTCAGTCGGCGGAGCAACGGCGCCGGCGCCGGCCGCCTCATTGTTCGCCTGCGCGCAGAAGAACAATTCCCATATTGTGAGTTCGTCCACTTGCCGCGGATCAAAGCCTAGCTTGTAGCCGAGTCGGACGAACTCGCTTCGCTTGAAGCGCTCTTCCCGGCTTCGCTTTGATCCGCGCTTGGTTTTCCCAACGGTTGATCCAGCGCTTCGCCGGCGAGCGCCTTAGCGACGATGACGGCGGCATATGGCGCCGCGCCGATCAAGCCGTCGCTCCGCCGATCGGCGAACTTCATCGTCAGAACGGCCGCCTTCTCTTCCGGAGCGCCGCCGCCGATCAAGCCTAGCCGGATCGGCTCGCGCACGTCGCGGACTCCCCACGTCGAATCGCGAAGGCGGTTCAGGATGACCATAACGGACGCGTTGCAAAGCTCTTCGAGTTCGAGAAGATGCTTGATCCGCGAGCAATTAAGCTGCCTCTTCTCGCCGTCGCCAAGGTCGAGAAGGAAATCGCCCTGCGCCATAGGCGTCAGGTCGCGTCAACCCAAGTAAATTGCCCGTCGCTCGATCCTTCGACGTTCAATCCGATCTTGCCGTCGCCTTCGTTGCCGTTGAGTTCGAACGTCGCAAGGTGAAAGGCGCCTTCGTAGTAGCCGGCGTTCAACGGCGCATCCAAGACGATCCGGACATTCTGCGGATCGGGATTCTCGGCGAACGCGCGCCACTCATCGAACGACTCGAACGCCAGGACGCCGGAACCGGCGAACGTCCCGGAGATCGAGCGCGAGTCGCGCGCGACATACGGGACAAGATCGTCATCGTCGCAATCCGGAAGAACTTGCTCCGTGAGTTCCTTCGTGATCGCGAAGCGCTTGTTCGTGAGCGCGCACGGCTTGACGAAATTCTCCGGCGACGCACCGTCGCCGAGCCAAATCGTCATCTTCTTCCATGAAGCGGTTGTAGGTTGCGCCATCGGGGAGTCCTCTTAGCCGGTTACGGGTTCCGTCAAGGCTCGAAAGCGGACGGCGACGCGTTGCGTTTTGCCGTCTTCGTCCAGAAATACGTCGGAACGCACGAAGTCGCAAGACACCACGGAATGATCCGCCAGGAAGAGAAAGTCCTCTTGATCGTCCAATGCCGCCCGGATCGCGGCGCCGACCGTCTTGATTTCCTCGCGCGTCGTGCGCCGCGACCATCCGTGAACAACGAAGTTCACTTCGCTCGGACCGTAGCAATCGGCCTTGTCCGCCAGGACTTGCGACTCGCCGAGCGTCACATAAGGGAACGGCGGCTCCGTCGACGCCGGCGCCCGATCCCAAACGCGCGTCGATACCAGCGCCGCGAGCGACGGGAACGCTAGCATCTTGGCGAGGATTGCCTTTTGAAGTTGCGGTTCCGGATCAAGGCTCATGACACGATAAATCCATCCCTGCGCGCCTGCGCCTCGATCGCCGACTTGCCGGCTTTGCGGATGCGGTTCTTCGCCCGCTTTTTGTTGGCGTTGTAGGTATTCCAGAAGAACGGCTTTTCGCCTTGCTTGACGGTGCCGAACTCCGTTCCGAGCGAATAATCGTATCGGGCGGATTGCCCGGCGCGTACCGGCTTCGTCGTGAGCGGTCCGCCGGCCTTGATCACAACCGAGAACTCGCCGCGGCCCGGTTCTACGCGGACGCTCTTTTGCAGGTTGCCGGTAGGACCGCGCGGCGCCGCGATCCGCATTTCGTCCGCGATGAAGCCGGCCGCCGCGTAAAGCTCCGCCTTGATCGCCTTCTTCGCCGGCGACGCAAGCGACGCCAGGACGCGCTTAAGGCGCTCAACAGTCCTATTCGGTCCGCTCGGCATGGTGTCACGTCGCTCCGCCGCGCGTCGCTAAAATCTCGATCCATTCGCGCCGGTTGTTCGGATCGATCACGGACTTGATGTCATAGACCACGTTGGATTCCATTTCCCGCAGCCGCCATGCCGTCGACAAAGCCGCCGTTTGCACGTCCCGGCGGACCGTGACCGTCGCCGACGTTATGCCGGCGAGGCGATCCGCCAGGATGCGTTCGCCGCCGAGCTTCGGCACAAGATTGCCCCAACGCCGGAACCGCTCGGCGAAGTCACCTTCGCTTGCGCCGTAGTCGTCGCCCACGATCGCGCGAGATTCGAACGCTATCCGGAATTTCAGGTCGCCGGCTTGTGTCATTGGATTCAGGCTCCGCGCATCCCGCGGCCATGGCGTCCGCCGCGCACAACCGCGTGACGGTGCATACCATGCCTTTTTTGAAAGCCGTCACGAAATTTGGTGTCGGTCTATGGTCGAAGTCCTCGAAGAAGCGGATTCGCATTGCTCGGCGCTCCCGTTCAAGGCGTGGAAATCGGCGAAGGCTTGAAGGATAGCGTCCGCCTTGTCGTCTTGCCATTGCAAGCGTTGATAGCGCGGCGCCGCCGGGAATTGCTCGCCGGAATCGATGCCGAACCGCCGGAACCACGACGCCGCATAGGTTCGGCCGATCCCTTCGGTTGCCGGCCGGACGATCACGCACGGCGCGTCTAGAGCCATGCAAAACCACGCCGGCCCATTGTTGACGAACATGTTGCAGAACGCCGAGCGGTAAAGCCGCGCGCGCGCTTCGAGCGACATGGACGCCGACATGTTCACATTGATGCCGTAGGCGCCCGGCAACGCTTGGCCGGCGCGGTGCGTGTCGCGCACGATGATAACGCGCCAGCCGTTGCGGACAAGCTCGCCGGCCGCCGCGAGCCACTCCGGAAGCCGCGAATTGCGCTCCGGCCAATGCTCGGCTTCGCGGAGCGTGATTGTCACAAGGTCGGGAAGCGCTTCGTCCTGCCCTTGCGTAGGTCGCAACGGCCGCACGCCGGCCGCGTAGGCTTTCACGAACTCGCCGAAGTTCATGACGTATTGACCGAAGCCGAAGCTTCCCGGCTCCGGCCGCGACGGATGCGACGCGCGCAACGTAACGTACGCGCTCGGAAGCATCCGAAGAATCGGCAGAAGGACGTGATCCCGAAGCAAGATGCGCGTCGATATGGACTGCGGCCAATGCGGATCGCGCCGGAAACCGCCGACCGGACCGGGAAGGACTTCGATCCGCATCGAACGATCGCCGAGTTGCCGGCGCCGATGCTCGAACGCCATGGCGGCCGTGACGCCGTCGAACGTCGGCGGACAGCGCGCCAAATCGTAATAGAAGATCATCGCGAGTTCTCCCCTATCGCCGGTGGCGTTGATGGCGCCTTTCCCGGTGGTGCCAAAGCGCAAGGCATCCCGACGCGATTTCGCCGACGATGCCGTCGACTCCCTCGATCGGCTCTTCGCCGATGATCCGGACTTGCCGCCGGAAGAGCGACACATGGCGCGGCGAGAAGCTCCGCCCTAGCGCCAGGATGCCGGCGACGCTCAACGGCGCGCCGCTCCGGAATCCCTTGCTCGGCGAGGACAGTTCAAGAAACGCGCATTCGCGATCCGTCACGAAGGCGACTTCCGAGTCCTGGTAGCTCCGGAGCAAGTCGTCATCGATCGTCACGCCGAAGGCAAGCTCGCGATCCTTGATCAAGAGCACCGGATACAGATGGAAGCAATGCAGCACGACGTTATCGCCCCGCTCAAAGAACAGGTTCGTCGGAAGCATCGTGCGGCCGGTTCCCCATAGGCAATCGGTCGCGATCGGATGCCGGTTTTTCCAAAACCATTCGAGCATTGCGCGGCCGCCGGCGCCGACCGGAACGCCGCCGACGTCCGATCGGCATCGCATCGCAACCGCGACAAGCGCCTTCGCGCCGGCGAGGAACGCGCGCTCGGCGACTTCGATCGCTTCCGCACTCACGACAATGTCGGCGTTGAGCATCATCAGGACGGAGCCGAGCGGCGCCGCCGCGATCGCGTCCCGGTGGCATTGCGCGAACGCGTGATAGGGATTTGGGAAAACCGGGACCGCGTAGAAGTGCGCCTCGAACTCGACAAGCGCTTCGGCGATCCGCTGCGGTTCGTCAGTGTGGACGATGAAGCGCACGTCCCGCCGGAAGACGCGAGCGCCGCGATCGATCGCGATCCGCAGCGCCGGAATCACATAGCGGACGCAAAGATCGACATAGGCGCGGCCCCATACCGGAAGAGCGATCACAAGGCTTCCATCGCTCACGATTACTTTCTCCTGGTGTCGAAAACCGTTCTATCGTCGCGCATGACGTGGATGCCCCACGCGTTTTTACTGGCATTGACCACGGGAACAATCGGCAAGCGCGGAAAATGTCCGTCCATGATTTGCATCTTGACGAACACATCGCAAACGCCGTCGTCGTTCGACAGATCGAGCAACGTTCCCATTGTGTCGGGAGTCAACGGCCTAGCGTGCGGCCCGAGTCGATGCGTTACGTCAATACTCGCGTTCATAACAAGCGACGCCATGCCGGGAAGCTTGCGATCCGCGTCGCTTTCGCCGAGTTGGATTGCGGTCTTAGGCCATGCCTTCACTTCGTTTTCTGTGCCCGGCGCTTCTCGGAATCTGTGATTGATCCGCATTCCCAAGATTTTCAGGAGAAGATTACCGGAAACGCGGACGCCGTATTCCGGCGAGTCGATTTCGGCCGCTATGATAAGCGTCCGCGCCGGCGCGCCATGATTGACGCGGAAATCGAGCGCCCATCCGCGACACATGCCGATGGATATTACGCGGCAAATATTGCCGGCGCCCGATCCGCGCCAGCCGCCTTTGCCTGACAGCACGGCGCGAAGAACTCCAATCCTGTTGCCGTTGAAAGTTTGATTCGGCGTATCATTGTTGAGCGCCCAGCCGCCGCAACGCTCGCTTTCTATGCAATCGAATGAGCATCCGAAGACGTGGCATTGATCGCCGCCAAAGTTATCCGTGGTGACGTTCTCGGCGTGGACAACGTCGCCGCCGATGAAGTTCCCATGCAACCGTCCGAATTGCATGTGTTGCACGCCGGCAAGCATTAGTCCGTGCTGCTGCGGAGCAATCTTCCCAAGCGTTCCCTTGAACGTTAGCGGCCCGATCGATCCGCCGGTGACGTATCGCCATGGCGTCAAGCTCTTGACCGTCAGCAACGGCGCATCGGCGACGCCGGCGCCAATCAACGTCGTTCCCGGCATGGTAAACAGTACCGGCCCCGGCGCGTGTTCCTTCCCGCTCAATAGCCATTTCAAGGCGCCTTCTCGCACAAGATAGCGGCCGTTCAAGAATCCCGGCACGTTCCGCGATTGCATTTCGGCGAGCATGGCCGCGAGCGGCCCGGTGTCGTCCGCCGAGCCATCCCCGCGCGCGCCTTCCGGTGTCAGCCACATTTGGCGATCCTCTAATTCGGAACTTGGCATTTCAAGTGCGCATAAAGCGATCGGATATTTCCCGCCGAAGTCGTGGCGAAGCATTGCAAGCGGTAGACGACGCCAGGAAGAAGGTCGGAGACGCGATGACTGGCGATCGTTCCCGTCGCGGTCGGAGCGCCGTCGAGACGCGAACTAGCCGCGGCGTCCTCGCCTTCGACCGCTACACAAGTCCACACGGACGAAGAGATTGTTTCCCCCGATCCGAAATCGTTCGTGAAGTCGAACGAATAGACCTCGCTTTCTCCCGGATCGCTAACGTCGAAGTCTTTCCCGGCGTACATGAATGGACTCCTTCTAATCCGCGGCCCGCTCCGCTCGATTGCCCGAATGCGGATTCCGTCGTTCGCGATCGATCGAATCCGCGGCTTCCCGTTCTCGATCGTCAGTCGCGGAATCGGCACAAGATCGGCCGGCGTCCCGCTAATCGTCAAGTTTGCCGTCGCGACGAAGACTAGCGGCGAACTTCCGGCCGCGCCGGCGCCCGCCAGGACGTTTCCCGTTATTGCGAAGGACACGGCAACCGGACCGGATAGCGTCGACGTCGCCAGGAGCGCGCCGCTAGTCGCGAACGCCGCGGCGACGCTCCCAGACATGGCCGCGCTTCCCGCCAGGACGCCGGCCGGCGCGAAGTTGGCCGCAATCGCGCCGGCGAGCGCCGCTTCGCCGGGAGCTTCGACCGTTAGATTGCCGGTGACGGTGAAGACAAGCGCAGAGGCGCCGGAAAGCGCTGCGGCGCCCCGTAGTGCGCCAGACAGGGCGAAGGCTAGGGAAGAGGCTCCCGCGAGCGCGGAGCCGCCGGCGAGGTTCCCTGCCAGCGCCAGCGCCATCGTGGAGGCGCCCGACAGTCCGGCCGCCCCGGCGAGGTTGCCGGACGTCGCGAAGGCGACCGGGATGGCGCCGGCAAGTTCGGCATCGCCGGCCGAGTCCGCCGTCAAGTCGCCCGATGGCGCGAAGGCAAGCGCGGACGCTCCGGCGAGCCGGCTTGTCCCGACAAGCGCCGCCGTCGGCGCAAACGATACCGCCAGCGCGCCGGCGAGCGCGCTCGATCCTCGAAGAACGCCCGCCAGCGAAAAGGCAAGAGCGCTCGATCCCGCGAGCGACGCCCCGGCTTGCATCGCCGCGCTTGGCGCGAAGGCGAGCGTCGACGATCCCGCCGCCGCGGCCGCGCCGCGCAAGTCGCCGGACGGCGCGAGCGACAAAGCCGACGATCCGGCGAGCGCCGACGATCCGGCCATTGTTGCAGTTGGCGTGAAGGCGAGCGCGCTCGATCCGGAAAGCGACGCAACCGAAGTTAGGTTCGCGGTCGGCGCGAACGCTAGCGCAACCGTCGCCGCCATCCCCATCGTTGCGCGTAGGATCGCGGTCGGCGCAAAGGCGAGCGCGCTCGATCCGGAAAGAGCCGCCGCGCCCTTAAGATCGCCGGACGTCGCGAACGCTAGCGGGATCGCTCCGCTCAAATCGGACGGCGCCGCGGTTGGCGTCGCCTTGAAGGTGATTATGAAAGTCGTGCCGGCGTCCGGCCCGTTCGCTAATTGCGTTTGGGAAACGTTGCCGGTTGCGCCGGCCGCCGTCTGGATTTTGTAAGCGTAAGTCGCGCTTTGATCGCTTCCGGACGTATTCCTAAACTGAGGCTTGGCAAAAATATCTGCCCATCCGGTGCCCGATAGCGTGCCCCATGTATTGTCGTCCGGCGTAAACCATCCCGCCAGCGTAACGGTCGGATCGGTTCCGGTTGTCGTTTGCCCCGTGATCGTCGCCGGCGATCCCGCCGTGTCTAGCTCAACTTGCGCCTGATTGACGGACCAAACGTCGGTCGCCGACGGTGGCCGGAAGACGTGCATTTGCACGCTGTTGCAAGTCGTCGCGGAAAAATCGACAGACGGATTGGCGTCCCACGTCCCGTCGAAGATGCACCAGAATAGCCGAGCCGTCTGATTTGTCGCGCCAATGGCAGTTTCAGAAGTCCAAGACTGTCCGCCGTTATTGCTAATCGCAAGCGTCGCTCCGGTGGCGCGTTGCTGGCCAATCATGCAGACAAGATCGCCGGACTCCATTGCCGGTGGAGGAACTACCGCCGTCGGGTCGGCCGTGTTAGTGGCCGCCGCGCCATCGGTCGGGGTGGACGAGCTTCCGAACCACGTTGGATCAAACTTGATGTCCTGACTAAATTCGATCCAATTGCTAGCTTGCGTGGTCGCCGTGTCATTCTCTGCCAAGTCACCATCAGCGTCTATTCCGCCGCGCGCGATCACGCCGGAGGCGACTGACGTGCTAGCTTGCCTGAAACCAATTTCTACAACGATCTTATCGCCAGCCGACACGGCAAGGCTTGACAGCGCAATAGCCGCGTTCTCGCCGGAGTCCAGAAGGCGACGATTGGTAAGCGTCGTTACCGCCATTTCCGGAGGCGTCGCGGCCGTGTCATCAGATGCAGCAACCGCTAGTAGGACTCCACGGTCGCTCAGGTCGGCCTTGATAACCTTGACCGCTACGGCGAGCGTGTAATTATCGGTGGCGTTTGTCTCGTTGCATCGAAACTGCCCCTTGATCGTTCCGGCTATCGTTTGCGCCTGAAGCGGTGGGCTAACGTATCTTGAAAGCGCCGTGAAGTGTCCCGACGTGCCGGACGCCGCGTTGGACGTGGCGTTGATGTTCCCATATCGCAGCAAGCTCAGTGCGCGAAGGTCGGTTCCGGTCGTGTTATTCCATCCGGCCGACCAACTACCGGGAGTGACCGGCGTAGGAGTCGAGTCTTGCGCGGGATATAGGCGAGTCGCCATGTTTCCAAATGACCGATGTTAACGGCCGCGCGCGTTTGCGCAAACGCGGCCGCAAATTGGCGATCTGCCCTTTTTATTAAGTCACGTTCACGTCGAGTTCGCCGATCGCGAAGCTCGGCGTTATGCCGGGACGCCGTGAGCGCTCCGGAAAAGAACAGATTCCCGGCGCCGCTGTTCGCCGATCCGATTCCAAAGTGCGTGATGACGTTCGTCCCGACCGTGCATAGTCCGAACGTGATCGCCGCCGCGTTCGAGACGTTCGCGCCAGCGATCGTCCACCCGGCGCCGGAGCGCGCGACGGGGATGCGCGCATAGCCGGTATAGGTCGCCTCGCTTGTCGTCTGATTGCCGGCGACGGGATCGGCCGTATGAAGCGACACTTCGAAACTTCCGGCCGCCGCCGAGTTCTGAAGTCCGCCGGCGTCGCCGAT